CACGATACCGATTTACTTCCAAAGGAACATCCAATCAGGAAGAACATAGATAAAAAAGAAGCAAGTTTAGATGAACACAGGAGATATGAAGACGGAGAGATTATTCCTTCTGCTCTTCCTCCTGCTTATAGAAAGAGCAGAAAAGATGGAGAAACAAAAGGACAAGCGTGCATTAATTGCAAATTTTACAAAGAGGATCAGAAGGATCATCGTTTTTATTGCACTAAATTTGAAGCTCCTGTTCGTCCTCAATATTGGTGCAAGGCTTGGAAAGCAAAAGGCGAAGCATTAGCAGAAACCTACAATGATTATCCTGAGTCAGCTTCAAACAATGCAAAGAGAGCTTTGAAATACAAAGCTGAGAATCCTGACAACAAGTGTGGCACTCAGGTTGGTTGGGCAAGAGCTAATCAATTAGCTAAGAAAGAAAGAATTTCAAGAGACACGATTGCTCGAATGGCATCATTCAAAAGACATCAACAACATAAAGATGTTCCCTATGATGAAGGTTGTGGAGGATTGATGTGGGATGCTTGGGGAGGAACTTCAGGAGTCGAGTGGGCGATCAGAAAACTTAAACAAATTGACAAGAAAGCGAATAGTAAAATGAGTAGCAAACAATATGGATTTTCAGCGTTAAACATTTCCGAGTCTAAAATTGACAAGGATTCAGGTAAGATGTTTGGAGTCTCTCTCATAAGCGTAGGCGAAGCACTAGGTCACGAATTGTTTGTCGATGACGATAGTCTCGACACAATCCTCCAAGCGATAGACGGAGAAAAGATTCCTGCTTACATCACTCACAGAGGAGCTTTATTTGAAGACCGACTAACTAGAGAGATCGGAATGTTTACAAACTTTAGAACCGAAGGCGACAGACTGATGGCAGACTTTGAAGCCTTCGATTCATTTAGAGAAGACGATGCTCGCAAATACAATCGATTATTCGAGATGGCAGAAAAGATTCCTGAGCGATTTGGATTAAGCATTGTATTCTCAGCAACTCAGGCTTGGGCAACTCCTGAAGGAGATGTTGAATTAGGAGCAAGACCTGACAACGCTTTATTTGATTTCCCATCAATCAGGGTTGAAGAAGTTACTTCTGCTGACTTCGTTGACACTCCTGCAGCAAATCAAAAAGGACTTTTTTCAAAATTAGATATTAAACCAACTAGCAAAATGTTAAAATCAGAACTCATCGAAGCAAATGAAAAACTCTCTGCTGAGAACGAAGCTCTTAAAGCTAAGATCGAAGACCAAGAGTCTGTCGAACAAAAAGCATTAGAAGCTCAAGTCTCACAAGAAGAGGCACAGATTGAGTCAAGCAACGAAGTTCAAGAAGAAACTTCATCCGAAGAAATCCAAGAGTCTTTCAATAAAGACGAAGAGATGGCAGTCACAGACAATGAGAAAACTATCAACAAAGGTGGTTCTCAAGGTTTAGAAGGTCACGAAGATGAAGAGAAACTTGAAGAAGAAGAAGCTCAAGAGGAAGAAGAAAGCCTTGAAGAGAAAGTTGCTTCGCTTGAATCTGTTATCGAAAGCCTACAAGAACAACTCAAAGAGAAGGAAGACGAAATGTCTAAACTTCAGGAGGAGCTTGCAGGTCACGAAGAAGAAGAAAAAGAAATGAAAGAAAAGCTCTCCAAGGTAACAGAAGAGAACTCAAAACTTTCTGCTCTTATCAAAGGAGCTAATCCAATTGAAGTAAGTAAAGAAGATGATTCAACTTGGTCTCCAAGTAAATCTCTTAAAGATCAATTCATTAAGGATTACGCTAAAGAAAACAATATTTCAGAATTTACTGCGACTCTTCGCTTAGGCAAAGAGAAGCCTGAACTTTTTAAACTATAACAATTAATTATTTAATAATATGTCAACAGTAATAAACGGAACTCAACGCACTTTTACTGCAACAGGCACAATGTCAGCTTACATCTTAGCCAAGTTAGATACTGACGGAACTGTCTCAACTGCAACAAAAGTAGCGTCAGGAGAAACTCGTGTAGGCTTCACAACAAGAGAAGTCTTAACAGCAGGGGATTCAACAGGAATCGCTTTGCTTAATGGTGGAGGTACTGCTTATGCAATCGCAGAAGGTACAATCACTAATGCAGGGACTGCTCTTTATGGAGCGTCAGGTGGAAAAGTAAGTCCAACTTTAACAAGTGCAGGTGGTGTTGTTGGTTTCTCTTTAACTTCAGCAGCAGCAAATGATGTTATCGAAGTTTTACTTCACGAATCTGCGTAACATAGGAGAATTTTAAATTATGTCTTTATATCCAAATAACGCATTCAATCCTGTGCTTTCAGAAGCACTTAACAAGATAGGCGAAAACAAATTTGTTGGAACACAAATTCTTCCAGTAAGAAATGTTTCCACAAAAAATGGTGATTATCCTGTCTTTAGCGATGATCAATTCGACTTGAATGATTCGGCAGTAAGAACTGCAGGATCATCTTTCTCTCGAAGAGATTTCGATTATACGAAACAATCTTATTCAACAATTCAATATGCTCTTGAGGGTGTTTTACCTGATGAAGATGAAAGCAAAGCAAATGACGATGGTATTACAGATGCCGCAGGTGCTATTGCTCAAAAACTTCAAAGAGATATTATGGTTGGTCACGAGCTTCGTGTGGCAGCTGCAATCAACGCAGGTTCTACTTTCAACGAAACTGCTGCGACTGCTGTTATGTCTGCTGCAGATACTGCAAAGCCAATCGTTGACATTCAAAACGCAGTTGAGCGTTTGAACGCAAATGGTTTCTTTGATGGGTTAGCTCTTATCATTGAAAACTCTTTGTTCAATGAAATGTTGAATACAGACGATGTTCGTAATATTTTCAACGGAAATGGTCAGTACACAGATCGACAAGTTCTTCGTGATGCTTTAGGTGTTAGCCAAATCATAATCTGTCCAACTCGTTACAACGCAGCTAAGAAAGGTCAATCTGCATCTCGCACAAAGATTTGGTCAGACACTTCTTATTATGTTGCACAAGTTGCAGGAGGTGAGTTCTCCAACGGAGGTATTGGAAGAACATTAGCCTATCAACCAGATGGAGGCGTGTTTACTGCCGAAACTTATCGTGATGAGCCTATCAAGTCAGATGTTCTTCGTGTGTTTATGTCAACAGACGAAGTGATCATCAACGGCAATGCAGGTGAAAAGATCACAACTGCTTAATACTTTGTTTTATTCATAGTGTTGTAAAAAGTCCTCATTCTTCGGAATGGGGGCTTTTTTTTTAAATCTTGAAATGCCAATTTGGCATCTTATGTTTTTTTTTACAATCTTCCTATTGGTATGAGTAGCATTATAAGTTCGTCATTGATCGGAGACAACCTGAACTTCGCAATCACGAATATGACAACAACCTTAACTGCCGTAACTCCAACCAATACGGAGACCTATGTCGCAAACAAGCAAGACATCGAGATTGCTTTTGCTATCTTCGAGGACGGCAGGGAGACAACTGTTGACACAAAGTTTTATTTGAATATTGGTAATTATACGACTCTTCCAACTAAAGGAATGATCCTGACAGATGGAACTAGAAACTATAAAGTCGTAAACACTCAAAAAGATGCAATAAATGTCACACTCAGAATCGATTGCCAAGCCGAAGGACAAAGATAAACTAAACCTTTATCTCATAGGATATTCTCCTGACTTAAAATATTTAAAGAGACTGCTCTCTCAGGTTAAACCGATTGTGAAGTCTCTCTCTTTTGTTTGCACAGATGACAAGGACGATTGCTTGGAGGCGATAAAAGAATCAGGGATTCCTTATCAGTTCGAGAGATTAATCTTTCCGAGCAGAGAAGACTTTGATTTTTCCAAGGCGAGAAACCTTTCGAGGGAGATGGCTTTAAAGAATGAAGGTTGGTGCTTTTGGTTGGACTGCGATGACACAATCGAGAATCCTGAAAAGATAATCGAGTTAATGATTGAGCATCCAAACGCTGAAGCCTACGGACTCCCTTATGATGTAAACGAACGCTCAGGGAATTTATTTAAGATTAGAATCCATAAAGATGGATGGCATTGGCAGAATAAGGTTCACGAAGAGCTTATGCCTATCCTAGAAGGTGATAAGAAGAGGAATGTGACTGTTCTATCAGAATGTCCTGTCAAACACGCTCCTGACGAAGATAAGAGCAATCACGAGTTTCATATTAGCCTCCTGAAGAAGAATGTTAAGACTGCCGAGGCAGATTACACTTATATTGCCAAAGAATACTTTAATTCTTTACAAAATGAGAAGGCGATCCCTTACATAAAGAAAGCCTTGGCAATTCATTCCTATCCTCACGAAATTTACAATCTTTGGATGATGCTTGGGATTTGTTATGCCGTTGACGATAAGAACGAAGAAGCAAAGGAGGCTTGGCTTTCAGGGATTCCTGTCGCTCCTTATCGTAAGGAGGCTTATTACTATCTTGCCGAGCTTTATGGTAAGCTAGGAGATAACGAAAACCTTCATAAAGGTCTTGGCTACATCTGTGCCTGTAACGCTCAAATTGATAAAGGAGAGCCTCTTCAGAATATGAATATATATAACTTTATGGGCTATCTTTTACACGCTCGATATTTACAAAAGTTCAATAAGTATAAGGAGGCTCTTGAAATTTTAGAACAAATCAAAGAGCCAAATGAAGAAGCTGATTTAATAAGAAAAGAAATAAACGATGCCTGCTCCTGATTTTACGACTCTATTAGATTTCGAGACTAATATCGAAACTGCTGCAACGACTTTCCTTGAAACCGACACAGGACTGACTGCCTCAAGTTTATTTGCAACATTAGATCAGGACACTTTCGTTGTTCCAAGATTGGAAATAATGTTTGAGAAGGGCGAAGCTCTCGATCCTCCAACTCCTCAAACTGTAAACAGTTCTCAAGTTGAATATATGCAACATAAAGGAGTTCTATCAATTAGAGTTGTTAGTGATGCTTCTGTTGCAGACACTCAAACAACTCACAGACAGTTGAGAGGGAAGGTCAGAACTTCAATGCTCCTGAATGCTCAGAACTTTACAACTCCTTCAGGAGGCTCAACAGTTCTTCCTTATTATGAAGTAAAGTATATGAGACCGACAGGAACAACTTATGAAGTTGATGGAGACTTGGCGATTTCATCCCTGACTTACGATATGACAATCGCAATCAAAACTGATGCTTTTCCTTCAGCTAACTTGAGATTGAAGACCTTAAATGAATTAGGAGATATTATTTCAATAGGAAATCCTTTTTATGATACAAGCACTCCAAGTCTAACAACATCATTCCAAACAGTTGGGAAGATTGGATTGTTGCAAGGAACTCAAACTGTAAATGTAACAGTTGATTTCGGTTCTTATAATATATCGACATCAGACTTCACAATCGTAAACGCAAGCAATTTGCAAACAGTTCAGGCATCAGGAGAATTTAGTTTTGATGTCGACACTAACTCTCTCTCAAACGGAGACAATATTGACATCGGAGTTTTCTTTGAAAATTGACAATCAATCAATTATTGAATCCTTTTTAATTTTTAATTTATTTTTATTATGGCAGTAATTTCAGATGGTGGACAAAAATTTGGTATTACCACAACTTTGGTAACTCCTTCCGATTCATTTGTTGTTGAAAGTTTCACAAAGAACTTCACTTCAAACCGAGTCGATTTAGATAATGGAGCAGGCGAGCCTTTAGGTTCTGTGACTGTTACAGGTAGAACAGAGATTTCAATGACTGCACAGTTCGGAACTGCAACAAATGCAACTCCAACAGTAGGCGATGAAATCACTTATGGTTCTGACACAATTATCTTAACAGATGTTACTCTTAACGAAGCTCAAGCAGACTTCGTGAGATTGGACTTATCAGGTTACATTAAGATCAACTAATTTAATTTAATATGTTTAAGGCAGTAGAGTTTGATAATACTGCTCAAGAGCGTATTAAGGAAGCTGCAGACTTCGAGAGAACTCTGAGGCTTGAGGCTTTAATTGGATTAGAGTCTGAGATTGAGGGCATCAAAATTCGTCAGATGACAGGTTTTGATGTCTTGCAGTTACAGTATGCCGAAAACAAAATAATAATCGGAGGAGTTCCTGACGAATCCGATTTCGCTCACTTCTTTTGGTTGTTAAAATCTAAGGAAGAGAAAAGGTCTCAAGTAAAGTTATTTAAATTCATCATCCAAAAGATGAAGAGCGATGATTTTGTAAATGCCGTTTACGATTACATAGATTATTGTTTTTTAGATTTACCACAATCAGGAGGCTCAAAAGCAAGTTCGAGCTACAACGCAAGTTCTACTGTTTGGCTCAATGGGATAATCGATGGAATAGCCTCAGAATATGGTTGGACTTATGAGCAAATTCTTTCTGCTCCATTGGCTAGGATTTTACAACTGTACCAATACTTGCTAAAAAGACAATTAGGAGATAAGTATAAGATCAGGAATCCAATAACTGCTCAAGCATCTGCAAACGAACTCAATAAAATAAGGAATAATGATGGCTAATTTTTCACTACTCGCAAAACTTGGACTCGATTCCAAATCATTTCAAAGGGGTTTAGATACTGCTAAGAAAAAAGCTCAAGGATTTCAAAGAAATCTCGGCAAGATATTTGCAGCAGGTGCTGCTTTAAGTGGTCTTGCTGCATTAGTCAGAAAGTCAATTGAGTTCGGTTCAGTTCAATCCGATGTTGCGAGTCAATTGAAGATTAACACAGAAGCCTTCCAAGTGTTCTCAGGAGCGATAAGAGATGCAGGAGGTTCTCAGTCACAAATGACTAAATCAATTATCGCAATGCAAGCTGCGATCGTTCAAGGTTCTGAAGGTTTGACAACTTATCTAAGAGCTTTTGAAAGATTAGGATTAGACATTAATTATATAAGAGGTTTATCTCCTGAAAAACAATTTG